CCACTTACTAGCATTAATGATCGTGGCTTTAGTGCATTTTGTTTTAATCCAGTAAAAAGTTATAGACCCGAATTCCACACAGTAGAAATCATGGATATCTATCAAGATGTTAAATGGTACTTTCCCAAACTGCGTCCCGGACAATTGCTAGCAGTACCAATTGATTCTGAATCAGAAAATCCTTTATGTGCATATTTTGTAAAAGATATCAGTCGTGTTAGCGAAGTTATTGATTTTGGAAGGGCATGGTAATGTCAGACAAGCTCAGTATTCAAAATGAAATGCGAGCGTTCGACAGCAAGGAACGTGGGTTTTATGACAGTCTCGGAGAACATGAGCGTCGTAAGTTCAGTACATACTTAATGATGAAATATGGTGGTAATGTTGAAGGCAGTCGTGATTTACAAGAGTGGTATCTCAGAGCTCATAATGAAAGAGTCAACATTAACTTTTTTGATCTAGGGCGTCATGCCAAATTACAGTGGTTGGCCTGTACCACTGTCAGTCCCGGACTAGGCAACAAGCGACATTATTGGTTAGGAAATCGCCGCCAAGAAACTCGTGCACGTAAGTTTTTAGAACAATTGTATCCGCATCTCAGCGACAATGAGTTAGAATTAATGGAGTCTATTAATACCATAGAGCAGTTGCAGGAACATGCTAGAAGTCTAGGTTGGGATGAACGCGATATTGCCAAACAATTATGAGTTTTCAGTGTCAGTATTGCCTTAAGTCGTTTACTCGAGAAACTACACTAATACGGCATGCCTGTGAGCGTAAGCGTAGATTCCAACAACAACGAGAAATTGGGGTTCAATGGGGATTTCAAGCCTACGGGATTTTCTATGAAACTACACAAACCACTAGTAGGAAAACTTATGAACAGTTTGTTGACAGTAGTTATTACACTGCTTTTGTGCGGTTTGGTAGGCATTGTCACAGCATTTATTGCCCTAACTTTGCCAACTATACCCGGTGGTTACTAAAGCACAACAAAAAATTAGATCAATGGTGTACTGAAAAGAATTACAGTGAATGGTTAGTAGATTATCTACGTCGAGAAAATGTACGCGACGCTCTAGAACGATCAGTTGAAACCATGAATAATTACGCACACGAGAATGTTGATTTGCGTAATGGTTATCGAGACTACTTTAGACTAGTCAATGAAAATAGAATCTGTTATCATATTTCAACTGGTAGAATAAGCCCTTGGGCAGTGTTTCAAAGTCGTTCTGGACAGGATTTTCTAGATAGGCTGCGTGATGACCAAATTAAATCAATTATTGAATTAATAGATCCCGGTTATTGGCAATCACGATTCAAAGATTTACCCGATGATGTAGCTTTTGCTAGTCACGTACTTGATGCGGCCGGCTTATGAAATTCACTAGTGATATTGACATAGATTTTGCTGATCGTAGCCAAATACTTAAGTTAATTCGGCATACGCCAGCCAGTATTGACTCAAACACAGCACACAATACCGGGATCTATGTTACCAGAATACCATGTGATCCTGTTTCTGGTAGAGCCAGTATTGATTACCGTTCAGCAGAACAACGAGGCTACGTTAAATTAGATTTTCTAAATGTAAATCTTTACAGTCAAATCACTAGTCCCGAGCACTTAGATCAGTTATTAGCGCAAGACCCACCTTGGCATCAGCTATACTCAAGGCCATTTTGTGAGCAGTTAATACACATTGGCAGGCATTATGATACATTATTGCGTATGCCTGAGCCAGTTGCTAGTATTGTTGAATTGGCAATGTTCCTAGCTGTTATAAGACCAGCCAAGCGTGACCTTATTGGGCGACCCTGGCTAGAAGTTGCTAAAACTGTTTGGGCTAAAAGCAGCGATGGTAGTTACGGATTCAAGCAAAGCCATGGTATTGCCTACGCACATCTTGTAGCAGTTAACATGATCTTGTTAGATCAAGCTAGGTAATTCGCCTAATCAAGGTAATTGATTTACGTTTAGATCTTTTAGCTGCCATTTCCTTGAGATTGATCTGTGGGCCCATGCGGATCTCAACATCTTTGCTGTTCATGGTCTTGACTGAAAATTTAAATTCTGCCCATTCTGATTTGAGAAATACATTAATTGGTATAATTCTCTGACTTTCCCACCACCATTGCTCACCTAGATCTAAAAACCGTTGTTTTTGATCTTGAGTTTTCAAACTACCATAATCATAAATCGTAGTAATTTGTTCATCGGAATTTTGAATTATTCCTATGTACTCGTTCCCACCATATACTAGGTAAGTTATAAAAGGGTACTGACTGAGTAGCTGCTTGTATTCTTCCACTTTGGCTATAAATAGTGTAATAATGACCGTAATCAACACATATTTATATCCAAATATTGTAGTGGCCCAATTTTGGGATCCCACTATTTTTACTGTGAGGAATCGCACCGTGTATGCTAGACCCGTTACTGTGTATCAAGGCATTGATAATCCCATTCAGGTTCATGTAAAGAATCAAGACCAAAAGCCGGTTAATTTAACTGGTTATGTCATGCAAGTAGAAATACAAGATCCAGTTAATAAAGTCACTGTGGATTCTGTAGGTGTTACTTTTAGTAATATACAGTTAGGGCGTGGTAGTTTTACACTTGGTACCAATGCAGTAAATAATTTAGACAGTAGATTATACAAATTAACTTTTAAAACCACTAGAACCGCAGATAATGTTACTAGTCCGGTTTATATCGACGACAACTTTGGCGTACCTTTAGACTTACAAGTATTACCAGCTTACTACAATGAAGCAGTAACTATAGCCACACCGGGCACAGAAATCACAATCGATGGCGGTACTATATAATGTCTGCCAATGTAATCCTAAAACAAATTTTACTTAAACGCGGTAACAGTGCTGTAAGCAGCGCCTATGTAGGTCCATTAGGCGAAATTACACTTGACACCACATTTAAAACCATACGCATTCATGATGGTATCACCCCAGGCGGTAATCTTATAGCACAAGGCGCACAAGGCCCTGCCGGTCCTGCCGGTGCTCCAGGTGGGCCACCTGGACCACAAGGTAACATTGGTAGTACAGGTGCCACTGGTTTACATGTTACTTCAGCCAATGTCACAGTTGGCAATTTGTTGATTACACTGTCGAATTCACATGTTATAAACGCAGGATTTGTTACGGGACCCACGGGTCCAATCGGCTTACAAGGAAATGTAGGTAGTACAGGTTCCACTGGTCCCTCAGCTAATATTGCCATTTACGATGAGGGTAATTTAGTAATTGGTGCTGTAGCAAGTATAAATTTTGTTGGTGCTATAGTAACTGCTAACACCGTCGGTGCTAATGTTACTGTGACCATAGTGGGTAATAATGTACCACTGAGCTCGGATAGATTAGTTAGCGGTAATGCACAAGTTGTTCTCAATACCAGTGGGCCAGAACCTTATGTGTTATTTCCTGCTGCTAGCACCGGTGGACAGCTACAGATTTCTGAAGCCGAGATATCAAGCATATCGGGCAATCTAGCTCTGACATCGGCCCAAGATGCCTTTGTAATCAGCAACGGCGATGGTTCAGTGCCCGGAGGTTCACAACTCTGGAAGTTTGATCGAAACGGCGCTTTTAGAACTCCTGGCGATTCAATCACAGTAGGTGGATATACCATACAAGCCAGTAACAACAATGAAATAGATTTGTCAAATGGCCCTGATATAACAATCAAGAGCAATGTTGGTGGCGTAGCCATTGTGGCTAATTGGGCAGTAAATCCTGCTGAATGGGGATTTCTCCCCGACGGCAATATCGAGTTGCCCAACGGTACACGCATACGCGACATCGGTAATTATGGTAGCAACACTTCTGGTTTAGAACTAGGAAATCACGGTTTTACTTTGGATTTTGGTAGTCCTTCAAACGACTGGGCTATAATGTCTGGTGCTCGCTTGATCGAGGTTCGACCCGACGAAATATTCAATATTAACTTCGCCGAACAGGCCAATTGGCAATTCGCTAACACTGGTAATATTACATTTCCAGATGGTACCATACAATCTACTGCTATACCTAACAAAATAACCAGTAATACTGCTAACTTAATCATAAATGGCCTAGGGCCGGAACCGTATGTGTTATTTCCTGCTGCTAGCACCGGTGGACAGCTACAGATTTCCGAAGCCGAGTTATCAAGTATAGCAGGTAATCTGGCTCTGACATCTGTCCAAGATGCTTTTGTAATCAGCAACGGCGATGGTTCGGTGCCGGGTGGGTCAAAACTCTGGAAGTTTGATCGTACAGGGAATTTAACTTTACCACAAACTGCTATGGATGTAAGTCCAGCCCCAGTTAGCTGGCCTGGTATTACATTCAGTGATGGTACATTTCAAAACACAGCCTACACGGGAGGCGGAGCTGCTAGCACAGTTGACATCACTAATACCAATGGATTAACTACCACCTACTATCCAACCTTTGTAGAAAGTAGAACCAGTGGGCAGTACATGAGGGCTGATGTTGACCTAACCTATCGTACAGATAATAATTTGTTACGGGCAGGCAATATTCAAGTTGGTAGAAACATATATGGATCCGCTTTTTATGGTATCAGTACCGCTATTCAGTTAAGACCTAACATAGATATAGATAAAAGGTTTTTATTCACTGTTGACTCTAGTGGTGGCAACTATATCCGTTCCGGCATGGAAATGCCCATGGCAGAAGTTGATAAAGCAGTAACCTTAGCGTTCCCACATGATAACAGCACTGCGGGTTATATATTCAACCAAGGTACAGATACGAATGGCACAGAATGGAACGATGCCTTAGTAATTTTCCAGAATGGCGGCAATGTCAAGATTGGTACAATAACTGGAATTAATGGCAATAAAGTTTGGGAATTTAATCAGACTGGTAATTTAATACTACCGCAGACTAATATGAACGCTAGCCCGGCACCTACTAGTTTGCCAGGTATAACTTGGACTGACGGTACCTTCCAAACCGGTGGAACTATTAAGGTCCCGCAAAATCAAAATTTCAGAATTGAAACCAATGTTCAGCCGGGAGGAGCAGGCAATGTTGAAATTAATCAACTTAGAATAAAAACTAGTAATTCAGTTTTCTCTGTAGAAGTAGGTAATGGAAATTATTACTCTTTTAACAAAAAAGATTTTCCTATAGCGAGTCCAATGGATATATTGCTTTTGGAACAGAAACTCGCGACCAAACCGGACATTTTAATGACATAGAAATTAAGAGTTATGGCGATGGCACCAATGGTAATGTTTACATTACCGCAGGCACTAACCCCACATCAACTCGTTGGGCCTTCCAGCAGACAGGTAAAATCAGATTCCCAGATGCTAGTCAACAATCTACAGCATGGACTGGTAATGTTGATACTGCTAATGGTTACATTAATTTTACTGGTAGTCCAGCACCAGGTACTAGCGGAATTACTTTTGCCGATGCTACTACACAAACCACAGCATGGACTAGATCGGCAGCCCAAGTACAATCAACACCTCCCGCAAGTCCAGTTACTGGTCAGCTCTACTATGACACCGATGATGGTAGAACTTACATCTACACAGGTGCGGCCTGGATTGACGCCAATCCAGCTGGTGGCGGAGGCAGTGCTGCACTAGATGAAGCATTTGGTAATCTCACAGCAGCCACTGGTGTTGTTACGCATGACTGTACCACTAATAGACTGTTTTATCATACCTCAATGTCTGCTAACTTTACTGCTAACTTTACTAACTTGAATCTATCAGCAGGTAGATCTACCAGTATTAGTCTTGTACTGGTCCAAAGTGGCACTGCTAGAATGGTCACAGCGGTGCAGATTGGCGGAGTGGCTCAAACCATTACTTGGCAAGGATCCGCTAGTGCGCCAGCTGGTAATGCTAATAGAACAGATACTGTGACATTTAGTATACTTAATGTTGGGGGCACATACACAGTACTAGGTATGATGACATCATTTGGTGGTGTGTAATCGTGTTCGGAGGATTTAGTAAATCATTCAGTTATGGTCGTCGTGGCGTAACAACACCGTATACAGAAACAGTGCCCGACATTTCCGGCACCACCAACATAGCTTGGACAGATAATACTTACTTTGACTTTTGGACAAGTAATACTTCTACTACAACAGATATTTTAGGATCAGTGCAGAATCGTTGTTTTCAATTATGTTTTGCACACCAGGCCGTAATTATATCCAATGACAGTGTTAATAGACTAGCAGTAGGTACTTACTCTACGCAAGTTGCTAGTCCTAAGCGTTGGTATTATGCTGTTGGTGTAGCGCCTTACGTTCAAAGAGTAGGCATCAGTCATAGCGGGCTGTCCAGTGACAGTACCAGTAATTTAACATCCAGTTCGGGTGCTTTTGTACAACATCCAGCTGGTGCTAGTATGACTGTGCCGGCTAATACTTGGTTTATTGTGGGCCATAGTATTATTCCTTTTCGAGCAGCTAGAACACTGGCTGCACCAAGAACTGCACAAATCGGCGGATCCAATATTGTAACAGCATTTCCTACCATATATGAATATGCTAGTCAAAGCGAATCACGCAGTCCATTGCAATTAGGTGGCTTTGGTCGTCCTATTAGAGTATGGCAAGGTTACAGCCATGTCATGAGCATGAAGTTTAGACTATATGAGGCTACTGGGTCTGCTGTTTCTGTAGTGGCTCAATCACCATTCGCAGGCGGCGGTAATAGTTATCAGTTTAGCTCGAATGTCAACAGTTATCTATCCAGAGCAGCCAGCGACGATTGGGCCTTAGGCACAGGTAATTTTACCATAGAGTGGTTCGGTTATCAAACAGACACCACACAATTCCAGCGTGTATTTACAGTAGGCGACTATAGTGGTGGTCTCAGTCCTATCACCATTGGTGTTAGTATAGAAAGTGGTACATTTTATTATTGGCGTAACGGCTCGGCTACCAATGTTGGGTCTGCCAACAACGGTAATGCCTGGGTGCATTGGGCCATTGTACGCAGTAGTAGTGTTACTAGAATATATCGCAATGGTGTACAGTTTGGTAGTAATATCACCGATACTACTGATTATAACAACCTTGTGCGTGATTTATATATAGGCAATACTAATACACCAGCTACTAATGCTGCTTTTGTGGGTTATATTACTAACTTTCGCTGGATTAAGGGGTGGGCAGTGTATAGCGGTAGTTTTACTGTACCAACATCTGCTTTGACCACTACTGCTAGTGCGAATCCCTACGGTGGCTCTAATACTTCCGCTATTACAGCTGGACTTACACGACTTTTACTTGTACCATAATAGGATAAATTATGCTTGATAATCTACCACTCAATGCTGAAAATGGCGATGTGTTTACCACACATAAAGGTGTACAATATACTTTTGACGGAGTCAAATGGCGAGGTACTGTTCCTCCCCCACCTGAACCCAGTGTAGTAGCAGGACCGCAGGGTGCACAGGGTCCAGCAGGTGAAATGGGAGCCACTGGTATCACTGGCCAACCTGGACCAGCAGGTAGTGCAGGAGCGACAGGTATCACAGGAGCTACTGGTCCACAAGGGCCAAAGGGCGATAATGGCGAACCGGGTGCAACAGGACCAGCTGGTGTTAGCATAACCTCGGCGATAGTAACCAATGGTAACTTGATTATTACAAGATCTGATGGTTCCACTATCAACGCTGGACCAGTGGCCGCTTCTAGTACTACAAGCACTGCTCCGGCTGGTGTGCGTATGGTAGGAGGTGCGCCTAATCCATTTGCTCCGGTTATAGTTTCAGCACCTCCAGGTTACAAGGCTGCTAACATAGATGATGGTATTGAATTATCATTAGACACTTTGGCTGTTCAATTAGCCCCTAGTGGTAATCGTAGTCTACAGTTTAGAGTAACCACAGGTACATTAACGGTAAACATCACAGGACAAATCTATTGGGCTAAAGGCGATTATAGCGGTAACTGGGATGCAAGATATTGGAATGGCAGTACCCTAAACACCACATGGCAACAACCATTCACATGGAGTTTTCCATGGCAAGGTGATGTAGCCATTTACAATGTACAAGACGTTACCAATCGTAGATTTTACAGAATCACACTCAGCATCGGTGGTGGATATAAAAAGAACACCATTATTATGGAAAGAATGGTGTAGTTGCTGAGTTGTGTTTGTAGTCAACATCGTGTATAATATTAAAGATGTTGACTGCTGTTCAAGACGCTGTATTACAACTACTACCCTCTCGACGCCGTACCAGTTCGAGTGGATGGATCTCATTCAACGCACCTTGTTGTCATCACCGCGGACATAAACCCGACACTAGAAGTCGCGGTGGCATTATTGTAAACACAGACGGTGCTGTGACTTTTCATTGTTTTAACTGCCAATTTAAAACTGGTTATCGACCCGGTCAACATTTAGGATATCGGTTTAGGAGATTACTGTCTTGGTTAGGTGCTGATGAAAATACCATAAATCGGCTGGTCATAGAAACAGTTAGGATCAAAGATATAGCTGGTACTAGATCCATTGAACCCGAACCTGTTGAAATCGACTTCAAGGCCCGTGCACTTCCTGATCCAGTTTATTTGGTAGAGCAAGATGCTGCTGCGTTAAAATACTGCCAAGACCGTGGCATTGACTTAAATAAATATCCCATGCTGGTAACTGACCGCACCGAGCACAATCTTAATCGTAGAGTAATAATACCATTTACTTGGCAAAATAGATTAATTGGATATACAGCAAGAGCCTGGGACGCCGCAGTCAAACCCAAATATCATAGCCAATATGAGCCTAATTATGTTTACAACATGGATCAACAACGCCCACACGCTGAATTTGTAATTGTATGCGAAGGTCCGTTTGATGCCATGGCCATAGATGGTATAGCAGTACTTGGGAACGATTGTTCGGAAACACAAGCCGACATCATTGACAGTCTAGGACGAGAAGTCATACTAGTACCAGACCAGGATCGTGCGGGTCAACAACTGATTCGACGAGCACAAGAATACGGTTGGTCGGTGGCGTTCCCGGTCTGGGCAGAAACGTCAAAAGACATCAATGAAGCTGTAACACGATATGGTAAGTTGTTTGTGCTTAAAAGCATATTAGATTCCAAAGAAACCAGCAGATTAAAAATTGAACTATTAAGGAAGCGTTTAAATTAGTATGACTGACTATACAGTAGACCTACAACGACTATTTCTCGAGTTCATGCTTACTGATGCACAGAGTTTTGTGCGTGTGCAAAATATCTATAACCCAGAAAACTTCGATCGTACCTTGCGTGAAGCTGCTAAATTCATACAAGATCATGTTGCGAAGCACACAGTATTGCCCACAGTAGAACAAGTACGAGCTGTTAGCGGAGTTGAAGTCGCACTAGTGCCTGAACTGGATTCTAGGCATTTAGAGTGGTTCATGGAGGAGTTTGAAACTTTTACTCGCAGACAGGAACTAGAAAGAGCCATTTTAAAGTCAGCTGACTTAATTGAAAAAGGTGATTTTAATCCAGTTGAAAAGCTAATCAAAGATGCTGTACAGATTAGTTTGACTCGAGACCTAGGCACAGACTACTGGAGCGATCCTACCGATCGTATTAATCGTTACTTTAACTCGGGTGGACAAGTCAGCACAGGTTGGCCACAGCTAGACAAGATCATGTATGGCGGATTCAGCCGAGGTGAACTCAATATCTTTGCTGGTGGATCAGGATCGGGCAAGAGCTTGGTCATGATGAATATTGCCTTGAACTGGTTACAGCAGGGATTACATGGTGTTTATATCACACTAGAACTCAGCGAAGAATTAACTAGTTTACGCACTGATGCCATGTTAACTGACATGAGTACTAGAGACATACGCAGAGACATTGAAAACACTGGTCTTAAGGTCAAAATGGCTGGTCGCCGAGCAGGTAGTTATCGTGTTAAATATTTGCCAGCACAAAGCACAGTAAATGACATACGCAGTTATATCAAAGAGTATCAGGTTCAAACCAATAATCGTGTTGACTTTGTTATGATTGATTATTTAGATTTGTTGATGCCAGTTAGTGCCAAAGTAAGTCCTAATGATTTGTTTGTCAAGGACAAGTATGTCAGTGAAGAACTGCGTAACTTAAGTAAAGAATTGGGTATGTTAATGATCACTGCATCGCAGTTGAATCGAAGTGCTGTGGAAGAAGTCGAGTTTGATCATAGTCATATTTCGGGTGGTATCAGTAAAATTAATACAGCAGATAATGTGTTTGGTATTTTTACTAGTAGAGCCATGCGTGAACGTGGCAAGTATCAAATACAGTGTATGAAATCTCGTAGTAGCACTGGTGTGGGCATGAAACTGGATTTAGACTACAACATAGAAACCATGCGTATTACAGATTCGGGAACACCGGATACTAACAGTGCTGCCAGTAGAACTGCCAGTATTATGGATCGTATTAAAACAACTTCCAATACCACGTCGTCACCAGCGACTGCCGAGCAGAATGAGCCCAGCTCGGAAAAGGCACAAATACGCAAAATGCTATCGGGATTGCGTGGTTCTCAACAGGTATAATAAATAGTTTTATCTGGAGATAGTGTTGCAGAAAAAGACCCGTAGTATTTTAGCTGAGCTTGATAGCTTTCAAATCAATCGTGATAGAGAGCACTTTGTTGAGTCACGAGCAAACAATGTAATTCAAAGTGCTATAAATTTATTACAATTTATCAAAGAGAACTATGATCATGAAACTAGTTCCGAATTAGAGCGTAGGTTTATCAACAGCATACGCTCGGGTGACTCAAGTAAATTCGCTAGAGGTATTAAAAAAGTACGCCCAGGCTCCTAACTTATAGAAAATTGCCAACTTGTATAAATAATTACATACGCGACAGCGTAATTTTTAAAGGAAAACAAAATGGCAACATTTACAAGAACAAACGGTGGAGTTGGTGTTGAAGGCGTTATCAATGGTGCAAGTGGTGCACAATTAGGTGCTAGCCTCAAGTTTTACGTCGTTACCGTAGCCAACGCAACTGCCGTAGCCCAGAATCTTCAGTCAGAAATGGCAGCTGGTCAAAACGGTGGTGCTAATCTAGCAGTTGACGCTATCATGCGTGTAGTACCACAAGGCGTATTGGCATAC